TTGCTTGTATTCCATATCGGAAATGTGCTTTTTCTTATTCAGCTTGGCTGCCTTCCTACATAGGTTCTTTTTGATTCCCTTCCGAATAAGGGTATGGGTATGGTAAAAGACATACCCGACAAAATCAATACCTCTATGGCTATCAATTTTGAATACTTGAAACTTCCATTTCTTTTTTCCAGTTTTAGGATCCACTTTACGAAGTGATAGCTTTAAATTGTCATGCAGATATTCTTCAATCTCTATACGGAGTTTGTGAAGCTGTTTAGGATCATCGCCTAAAATCACAATATCATCTGCATACCTAAAGTAATATCTTACCTTCTTAACCTCCTTTATCCAGTGATCGAAGTAAGCCAGATAAATATTAGCAAAATACTGACTTAGATAGTTCCCTATGGGTACGCCATCGGCACTGTCTATAATTACGTCAAGCAACCAAAGCAGATCTTTATCTTTGATTTTCTTCCGTAATATTGTTTTCAAAATATCATGGTCTATACTTAGATAGAACTTCACTATATCCATTTTCAAGCAGTAAGTAGTGTGTTCTGGATCTTCTTTCAAAGCCTTCTTTACTTTATCTGCTGCTTTATGAATACCACGATCCTTAATGCAAGAATAGGTATCTTCTGTAAATAAGGACACCCATATAGGCTCCAGAATATTCATAATGGCATGGTGCAAGATCCTATCAGGATAATAAGGCAAACGGTAAATAAGCCGTTCTTTGGGATCTCTGATTATAAATACCTCATATTTAGAATTTACAAAAGTCTTGTTTTTCAAAGATTCGTGAAGAGCCAGTATGTTTGCTTCCCTATTCCTATCGTGTCGTTTGACACCATAAGAACGCAACTTGCCTTTTCTGGCTTTTTCATCAGCCAGGTGCAAGTTGTCAAGTGAAATAATTTGCTCGTATAAATTACTTAATCTCTTCATATTCTTTGTTTTTCGTACTCAGAGCCTTCGGTTTCCCTACCAGCACCTTTATGAGTTATGTTATCTTCTACCAATAGGTAAGGTCGTTGCTTCGTATGTTGAGTTAATTTTGAAAAATCATAGCTGAGAGCTGACATTCGCATTCGTATTCGAGGGGGTGTTATTCGTATTCGCATAACCGAAGCCTGCATGATCGCCATTATTCGTATTACCGCTGAAAAGGACACCCACCAGCAACCAACCTATATTTATTTGTTTATTAATCATTTAAGTTTTGCAGTCTAAACCTGGCTCGCTTCACGATTCAGGAATAAAACAAAGCCGAGAGCCGACAGTCGCAGACGTATGCGAGGGGGCGCAATCCGTACCCGCAGAACCGAAGCCCGCACGATCGCCATCATGCGTATCACCGCCGAAAAGGACACCCCTAAGAGCGTTAGATCCTATATTGGTATAGAAGTAATCACACCAATAGGTAGTAGATCCACCTCCGACTACAGAAGCAATCAAATCGCCAAATTCACCGAAAATCATTTCTTTTGCATAACCTTCTGCACGTGCAGCCAATCCTCTAAGCGTATAGCCTGTGTAGTTACTATCGTTGTATTTAGAAGGATCATCGCAAACATACACTTTAGAAGTTCCTCCGTCTGAATTGGTTTTCACTTCTATATTTACTCCATCCGTCCACTTCCAGACGTGCCCGAAGGGATTTTCAATACCACGATAGCGAGGTACGGTAAATACTTTGCTGTTTTCTCCTTCTGCTTTCTCTAAAGTGTAAGCTACTTCACCAGAAGCATTTCCCAATTCATCACTCGTACCGCAAGGAATAATAGGATAATAACCACTAAAATTGTTCCACTTTGTACCATCCCATGTAGTTACACCATTACCCAAACCACCCTGAGCATACCCGTTGCTATCTTTCTGGGCATTGAAAGCCAACTGGCAGTTAAGGTTTCCATACTCTATGTAATAGAGCCATGCCAAAGTGATATAAGCGTTATAGTCCATGCAGTTCCATTGCGTACCAGCCCCCCTTTTACGAGCAGCAGCACGAAAGTTTGTTCTACTCGTAGATGTAGCTGGCTTGCCTAATTGGGATTTAGGCAAAGCATCCCAATCTGCTTGGTTGTTACCACCTCTGTAATCAGCCGAAGTATTTACTACAGAAGCCAGTTTACCAGTGCTACGTTGGATTGTTGCCTCATAAGCCGAGATATAGCATTTCTTTACGAAATGATAACCAGGTATCGGGTATTCACTGATTCGTACACCTCTTTTGTTTCCATTGGTATAAAATCTTCTCCAGTGAGCAGGGATTTCCACCATAACCATACCATTGGAACCATCCCTTTTATGCGCTTTCCAGTTGGTAGGGTTTAGGTATTCAATAACCTTGCCTTCATCTGATAGCAAACACCCTTTCATCTTGCTTTGAATTGGCAATGTTTTATGCAGTGTCATATTGCCAGTACGGGTAAGAACCGAAGAAGATACTGTTACATCTAATTCTACGCCATAACTACATTGATCCTCTGCATAAGGTAGCATAGCAGCCAGACCAGCTTGTTTGCTTTCTCCGCTTTTATCCAATACCTCAGTTGTGAGGTCGAAAGGGTTACTGCTGTCTGCTACTGGTAATTCATTTAATCTTTTGCCATTGTCGTAAGCTGTAATAATCTTTTTTACTTTAGCTTCCTCTTCTGCTGTAAGTGCCATATTTTTTATAGTGTTAAGAAGTTAAACAATAAAATTTACTAAGTTAATATGATACCACCAGAGCCGGATAAACGCATACCCTTACCAGAAGTAAACCTTATTCCTGGCTCCTGTACTTCAATCTGTATAGTTTGATAAATACCCGTATTTTCCGTTGGGATAACGTGAATTTTACTCATTCCTACACCGTTAATCATAAATACGCCATCAGGAGTGATAGACACCGCCCGATCATCACCGAGAAACAATACATTCCTACCAGTATCTACGGGAAGTAATTCTACCTCAACTTTGAAAGGCTGGGTATTCCTGTAAGTAACTTTTTTCGGGTAGTTTAGCTTCATGGAAGTAGGGATCAGCTTGTATTTTGAGATTAGCGATTCTTCCAGTTCCTCCAGCCTTGCGATAACTACCCTTGCATCGCCAGTAGCTTCATTTGCATTATCTTTAGCAGTATTGGCTTCTTCCGCCTTTTCGTGAGCTTCATTAGCTTTTGCGTTGGCATTGTTGGTAGCCTCTACTGCCTTACCTGCTGCGCTATCGGCTGCTGTAGCTTTTTCATTAGCCAGTTTAGCAGCGTCCTCAGCCTTTTTAGCTGCTGCTGTGGCGGTTGTTCCACGAGCAATACATTTCCACCAGGTAGTTTCGGTTAAAGCGTGTCCTTTGTTCCCGTCCTTGATACAGAGATAGCAACTATCATCCGTAGTAATGAAATCAAATGTATTATATGTGGTAGCTGATGAATAAGTTCCCTTATCCACGAAAGCAACCTTTCCTAATCTTATGTTTCCTTCTGCCATATCACTTGGGGTTAAAAATTAAAAATCCTTCATTGTCAATATCAAACATATCAGCAGCTATATCATCCTGGTAATACATGATCAGTTCCATTGTATCGGGATCAATCGTAAAAGTAGGATAGAGAATACCGCCTTTTGCCAAAATCCCGGTATCTACATACTTCTTTTGCGTTTCATCCCATTTCCACCAGTTGCCATTTTCACCCATTTTCGGGGGATTATCCGCTTGTTCTTTTGCCCTATTTGCCTGAGTATTTGCATTGTTAGCTGCTGTTTCTGCCTTTTGTGCTTTCTCATTCGCATTAGTAGCTGCTTTATTGGCATTGGCTGTAGCACTTTCAGTTGCACTTTTTATCTCTTCCAATCCTTTTCGTGCATTATCCGCATTGGTAGCTGCTGTATTCGCTTTTTGAGTAGCCAAGTTTGCGTTGGAAGTAGCAGTTTTAGCCTGTTGGGCAGCCTCATTAGCATTATTGGTAGCCGTTTTCGCTGCCTCAGTCGCTTTATTTGCGTTTGAGGTTGCAGTGTTGGCACTTGAAACAGCATTGTTAGCAGACTTGGCAGCTTCATTTGCACTGTTGGTTGCTTTTACAGCGTTCTCGTATGCCGTTTGAATGTATTCCAAACTTACTTTCACGCTGGTTTGTACCCCATTGATTAATTTAACTCCAATAGTGTACAATCCTTTCAGGTTATCCGAAAGTGTCAGCTCGCTTATTTTCTTCTTTTTAATAGCCATAGCTTTTCAAATCTATATAAAACTCACCATCTTCTGTAACTATCAATTCTCCAGCCTCAGAAGCAAGTAAATATTCATCCCCTCCAACTCTAAAGGCAGTAAATACCAACGTTAAGGTAAAAACGCACCAAACTTGATCGTCAGGGGAAAACAGACTTACTTTTGAGCTTTTGTAGTAACATGGGTATTCCTCGTAAGTGCTTTCAACGAACAAGGATCTTTCAGCCGTTTGTACCTTCACGCCTTCGCCTTCGTCTATTTCCACAACCTTTATCAGATCGTGAAGGAAAGCATTGTAATTTCTCCAGAACTCCGTTAGATTCTTAGCGATTAAGCAACAATTCAAGGCAACTTCTTTATGTTGGTACACTACTTGTTTGCCATCATAAATAGCCCCATTTTGGGTAGAAAGGTTACGTAACATATTTTTCTTCACTGCTGGAGCTTTAAGTATTTGTGCCTCGCTTCCTTCCAATACACGAATACCGTAAACGGAGAAATCTATCCCGTCTATTTCATACCCCTGCGTAGGTATATTGGTTGTCGATAAAGGAGCCGTATATTTATAATCTCTCAAAGGGAAATCATCTGCGAATTTTAACGAGAAACTTTTAGCACCGATATACAGAGCTACATTTACCTCTGAAACCAATCGGAGTTTACAAGTATATCCGATTCTTTTAAACTCAAAGGTATGGTAAGCTCCATCGGACAACAGAGAAATGAAATCTCCAGTCTGATACATACCTACTGCGTTGAACTTTATTTCAAGTTCTTTAGTATCAAGTTTAGGATCCGACAAATCCACTTCGATACCGTCATACTCTGCCCAATCATTAGAAACTTCTGGTGCTTTTAATGCCGGGAAAGCAACAACTTCATTATGCCCACCCTCAGCAATAAAAACCCCGAACCGAGTAAAAGCGTCCGTACCGTCTATGTATAAGTTATTTTTCATTTCCTCATTATTACACCTTTATCGTTCATGTTACCTATGCTTTCTTTCATTTCCTTTATATTGGAATTGATAGATTCCAGATTCTTGCAATAGCTTGTATTTTCTCTGATACCAGTTAATACCTCAAGAAATTTGGCACAATGGCTAACCAATGATTTAATACCTTCATTTATAGAATAGGTATGCCCTTGAATTGCAGTTGTTCTTCCGTTCAGCTCGTTTACGCTGTCCTGGCTTGCTGCTATGCCGTTATTGCTGGAAACCTCACGATTCTCTGTTTCCCAAAGGTGAAAGCCTTGTTTGTTTGCTTCTTCTTTCCAATGCTCCATCCATTGTTGGGCATTATTCATATCCGTACCGATACCTTGATAGAAAGAGGAAACCAAATCCCTTGCTTCCTTAGCTATTTCTTCTTCTGTTTTGCCGGATCCATAGATTTTCTCCAAATCCGCTTGTAGTCTTTTGAACTTATCAGAGAAGAATAAAGAGTAGGCAATCTGTTTACCCAAATCTTCCAATACAGAAGATCCTTTTTCTCCAAACTTTTCCCACGCATCTACACCGTCATTTTCAATAGCCTCAGTGATACTATCCATTATACTATCACCTAAAGAGCCAAAAGTACCCTCTAAGTAATCTCTTAGTGCTTGTTGGGCTTCTTCCGCTTGTTCTTGAAGGTCTATAAGGTTTTGCAACAAATTCCGATTCTCATCGCTCATTGTTTGAGTGTCAAGAATGGCTTGCGCTCTTTCTTTGTTCAGATTTTTTTCACCATCTATTAAATCCGGGTAAACCTGGAGTACCGAAGTATAAATATCATGCTGCTTTTTCCAAAACCAAGCTCCAGTAGTGTAACTTCCCGTTTTTATGGTTATATCATTAAGCGCACCTATACCCTGATTGTACGCATTTAATTTTGCATTGTATTCATCAAGCCCCCAGTTCCCTTTAGGGTTAAACTGAAACTGATAAGTTGGTTTATCCCCCTTTAGGACTTCTTTATATTCAGCTATCGCATCACGATATACCTCTATTGCATTGATAGCTTTTTCTATTTGATCTGTACCAAAAATAGATGTTGCTTCCTCCAAAAGTAAATTTTGCTCCATGAGCAATAAGTTGTACTGGCGTTGCATTTCCAGTTTGTTCTCGGCTACTTCTTTAAGTGCCTCTTGGTGTTCCTTTTCAGCCTTAGAGGACAACCCAAACAATGAAGTGATAAGGGAAACGGCTGTACCGACTATGGAAAGGATAACCGAAGCTCTTTCTACTCCTTTGATAGCTTCTGCACCAGTAACCGCCAACGCTTGAATACCCGTTATCATAGAAATTATACCTCCTGCGATATTGGTAGCAGCAGACAAAGCAGCTTTGGTTGCATCATCCATCCCGTCAAAGTCTGAAATGATATTATTAACAGTATCATCTACCTCATTCATCACCTTTAGGGTATCGCTCCACTTCTTTTTGTTTTTTTCAGCAGATGAAATGCTTGCGTCTTTTGCCTCAGCAACCTCTACTTTTTTCTCCAGGGTTTTAATTTGCGCACGAAGAGTAGCTTTTTCTTTATCATCCAGCTTGCCACCTTCTTTTTTCAGCGTGTCTTGGGCTGTTTGTAAAGCCTCCTTTAGCTGTCTTAACCCCATAGAGGATATTTGTTCTACCCATACATTAAAAGTCGCTTCACGAGTAGCTATCTCTTGATCTAAAGCGTCCAAAGCATCTTGTTTATCACTTTCAGCCTGAGCGATATTTTCTTCGGAGAAAGTAACTTGCCTTCCGGCTTTCTTATCTTTCTCATTAACAGCTCGCATTTCGTCAATATCTTGCTGAAAATTTTCCTCTATCTCCTTGCGCTTTTCCGCATAGGTCTGATACTGCTTTAGCATTTCTTCTATTGCAGTCTGATTGCCAGTAGACAATTTCTTTCCAGCAGCATTTTCAAGAGCTTTAAATTGTTGCTCATCCTGCTCTGATAATTGGGTGGTAGTTGGCTTAAACGTACCTTTTTTGCCCTGAGATTCCCATATAGTTTTTTCCCACTCTTGAATTTTGGTTAGCTTATCCTCCTTTTGACGTTTGATCTGCTCCATTTCCTGCTCATAGTTGAGCTGGTTTTGTTTCAATGTTTTAGAAAGTCCTTCCTTATAGGTGTTGATCTCAGCTTGCCTTACAGCAAATTCCATATCCTTTTTAATACGGATCTGCTCTTGTGCATTACGTTTTATCTCATCGGAATAATCCTTTTGAGAAGAGGACGTTTTTCTATCTGGTAACTTTTTACTCAGTGAATCTATACGTCTTTGATAGTCGTTGTATTCAGCACTACCCTTAACGGTTTCTTTCTGCTCCTGTTTCAGCTTAGAAATACGGCTCTCTACTTGGCTAATAATTTGCAGCTCGTTTTCACGTTCAAGAACGGTAGCCTTTAATTTAGCTATATAGCTTTCCTGCCCTTTTACAACAGCATCGGTTACTACTTTGCCATCAGACATTAAGCCGTTGTTCTCTTTGAGAGCCTTTTTGAAAGCCTCCAGTTTTTCTTGACCTTTAGTAATGGCTGCTTCTATCTCAGAAATGGATTTACCTTTGGTATAAAATACCTCTTCCTGATTACCCGTTTTCTGATTTTGGTTAGGATTCTCCCCGAAGCGTTTTTGAGCCTCTTTTATGATATTATTATAAATGCCACGAGCTTTGAATACTTTGGTTATTTCATCTTGCAAGTCATTAGCTATGTAGGTTTGCGCACCTATACCAGTCATGGGATCGCCAGGCAAGTATTTGGTTTCGTCAAACTGCTTTATAATATCCTGGATTTCTTTAGTAATTTCCCCCTTACCTTCCAGCACTGGCTTAATCTTCCAGTAATAAGTTTCCGCAAGGTCGATACCGTCTTTATCCTTCTTTCCCTTGAACTTATCTTTTAGTAGCTCTTCTACAGTTTCTTTGGCTTCTACCTCCTTATCCATGTAGTCATTAGAAGCCTCATTAACCGCTTTATCCATAGCTCTTGCACGAGCTGATTTTTCGGCTTCTTGCGTAATGATACGATAAGCCTTAGCCAGATCATCCAAAGCGTTCTTTTCATCCCCCAGCCCCTTCAAATACTCACCGTATTTGCTCATTATGGCTTCCTTTGCAGAACGGTATTCATCCGTACCTTCTTTGGCTGCTTTCAAACGTGCAAACATCGCATCAATTTGCAATCTTTCAGCTCCAATAACCTTTTCACTCTCAGATATGGCGTTATTTAGTTTTTCTTGCGCCTTTTCTGCGTCAGTCTGATAAGTGATAAGTTTATAAATACCATAACCGAGAGCTGCTATGGCTGCTGCTGCCAAAGTATAAGGATTTGCCAGCATAACGGCTTTCAACCTGGTAGCTACAGCCGTAAGCCTGAGCTTTGCAGTTGCCAACAAGTTTGTTGTAGTTACATTGGCTGCTTGTGCTGCTGTGTTGGCTGCTGTCTGAGTGGTATTCAATGTTTTAGCAGCCGTTTCTACCGCTACTTTCTTGGTGCTAAAATCACGTGTGGCTGCTTGGTATTGTAAGGCTGCTGTTTCTCTGGCTGTTTCGGCTGCGACTAATTTTCTTTCTGCTGCTTCTACTTGTTTTGCGGAGCCAGTAGCACCGATAGACATAAGTTCTGCTAATCTTTGCTTCTCCAACTCTTTAGCAGCAAGGTATTCGGTTCTCTTGGCTGCTACGGCTTGGCTGGCTGCTGAAACCTCTGTACGAGCTTTAGCTAAAGCTGCGGTTTGAGCCTCTATATTTGCTGCCATTTCAGCTTTTACGGCAGTTGCATACTCTAACGTGCCTTTGGTTAAATTCTGCTTTGAAATGGCTGCTTGCTGCTCTACAGTAAGCAATTTGCTTAGTTCCTCAGCTTCTCCAGTGGCTTTAATGGTAGTAACGGCATTTTTTGTAGCAGCAACTGAAATTACAGCAGCTTTGTACAAGCCATAAGTAACAATCAATTCTTGTATAGTTTCACCGATAGCCTCGTAGTTCTCTATAGCGGAGATACCAGTTTCCAGTATTGAATTGATTGTTCCCTCGTTAGCTTTCCCTACTTCGTTAAGCATTACAGAAATAGCATCGCTCATGTTGGAGATCTTACCCGTAATAGTCTTACTTTGCTCTTCCATCAGGTTGTAGAACATACCGCCAGAATTTGTAAGGTTTTCTATAACCTTCTGAACTTCGGGGAATCCTACCTTTCCTTCGGAAACCAAAGCCTTAACTTCATTTTCTGCTACGCCCAACTCTTTAGCTAATTCACGAATCATCGGAATACCTCTACCCGTAAATTGGTTAAGATCCTCAGCATATAGCCTGCCTTGTGTCATAGTTGTACCGTATAACCAGGCTATATCTTGTAATGGAATAGATAAGCCAGCAGCGATATTTCCTAACCGTACCAAAGTGTCATTCACTTTGTCAGCAGCTATACCATAAGCAAGTAATTGTTTTGCGCTACTTGACACACCAACGAGATCAAACGGAGTTTTAGCAGCAGTATTAACAAGCTGTGTCATTAAAGCATCAGCTTTAGCCTTACTGCCCAACATGGTATTGAAGGCAACTTCTAACTGTTGGTATTCGCCTCTTACCTGAGCTATCTTCTGAGCATATCCCAACGCTTGTTGAGCCGTGAAAAATCCAGTTGCAGCAACCGTTATTTTACGGAAAATATTGTCTATCCTGCTACCTTCCTTTTCGGCTGTGTTGCCTATACTTCGGAAAAGAGAGTTAGATTTCGCCACATCGCTTTCAAATTTGGCGTTATCCAATCCTAAAGCCCACCATGTTGTACCTTCGTTGTTATTCATCTTCGTTTACGTCAAATATTGCGTTATTTACTGCATCCTGATTATTGGGATCATCACCATTTAGAATAATGCCAGTATCTTTTTTACCATCCTTTTTTGCTGAGAAAGAAGGCAGAACCGCATTATACAGACGAACATTCGCAAAACTCATTTTGTATAGGATATAATCAAAAGTCAGATTATAAGCCTTTGCCATTCCTGCTACTACCGCCCAGATGCTATCGTTTCCTTCGGATCCGCTTCTCCTGCTTTTGTCGGTTTGAGAAGGTTTATCTCTATCAGGGAAGCGGTAAGCCCGAAAAAATCTCCTATCTCCATTCTGTTTATGATTTTAAGGGTAAGAGCGTTCACTTTACTTGGTGAAAGTTGTTTCAAGATCTTATCGGATAAAACAGCCCTGTTATCAATCGTAACCTTTTTGCGTGTGCGTACCAAACCGAATAAAGACTTTTGAACTACGGTTGCTTCTGTAGTTATATTCTCAGCTCCTAAAATGAGAGTAGCTACAATATCGCCTAAAACTTTACAATCTTTCGCAATACGGAGCGATTCAAATGTAACCAGGCTTTTGTCTAACTCTACTTTAGGAAGCTGAGAAATAAGTTCAGAAGCAAGGATAAGAGTAGCAATAGAAGGAGATGCAACCTTGTATGTTTCTTGTCCTATCTGTATAGAATACGGCTTTTGTAAGATCGTATCAGACACAAGCCCTTCTATGTTGTCTTTTTCCTTGTTCATAGTTCAATTAACCTACA